TTATGAATTATATAAGCGTAGATAAACGACACTGGCTTCCAATACCATTAGAAGATGTGTTGCTGAACTACGGAATTGGCTTAGATTTTTCGAAAAAAGAAACAGATGTGTTTGGAAGGAAATATGATAAAATTGTTAAATTTAAAAATTATATTGGTGAGTATCAGAAATCAATAGATGATATGCTTTTAGATAAACTATCAACTAAAATTGATAGAATAATAATCAAAGCTCCAACAGGCTCAGGGAAAACAACAGCAATATTGAAAGCAATGAATAAAGTTAAAGGCTTGAAACTTTTTGTTACACCAACAAATACACTGGCTGACCAAACCGTAGCTAACGCTAAAAAGAATAAAATAAAAGTGTTGAGTTTTTTTAATGGAAATTATGATTACGAACTTTTAACTGGCGATGTTATAATTGTTACAAATTTGAGTAACCTTAAAAAACTTTCGAGACTTAATATTAGAATGAAAGTAACCGTCTTTGATGAATGTCAAAACATAGTGAACTATTCAATATTCACCGAAGAACAATGGGTATTTCCTCAAACAGATAAACAGATATTTCTTTCAGCTACACCAGAACAATTGCTTACTGGACTATCAGATATGTTCTACTTCAACTTCAAGAAATTAAAAACAAAGAAAAAAGATATCAACTTAGTTCCATGCAAATCTACAAACGCAGTATGGAATACACTTGATAAAATGTTGAACGGAATTAAAGATACTGATAAAATTATGGTGTTCATTAACAGCAAAGATAAAGCGGAAAGAATTAAAAAAATGTATCCGAAATTTAAATTTCAATTAATCAATTCAAAAAATAAAAACGCAGATTATAAAAAATTGATGAACGATGAAAAATTGATAAACAATATAATCGCAACGTCACTGATAAATGATGGTGTTAATATCAAAAATGAAAAATGGGACAAAGTTATAATAGTAGACAACCACACACAATCATTTTTAGAAACTTATCAGTTTACTTCAAGATTCAGGATCGCAACACCAGATATATATTATGTTTTTAGATACGCAAACAACGGGGAAGACGCACGTTCAAACAGAATAGATTTTGATGATATAGAATATATGTATAGAAAGGAACGGAAAGATATGATAGACGTTACAGAAAATATAAACGCCAACTTTGTAGATTCAACTGACGGGAAACATATGATTAGACTCGGACATATATATTATGATGAAAAAGATAAATGCTACAAAACTAATAAGAATAGAATTAAACGGGACATTCACCAAGAAATAATGGACGACGTTAGAAATAATTATAAATCTTTCATACTTCACCTTAGTTACTTCTTTAATATTAAATTGAAAGCGTTTCAAGAAGAAGAAGGAAATTATAAAGTCAATACAAATAAAGAAGTGCTAGCCTTCTTTATTGAGAACAAGTACCACGTGCTAGGTAACATCGAAATAAGCACCCTCTTTGATGACAGCGTCGAAATCAATGATTACATACTACGGAACAAAAGCAGACTTTCTAAGCTCGTAGACAGATATAATGAACTCGAAGAAATATATGAATATACACCAGAAAAATTTGGTGACGATTTTTATGAAACTCTAAATAAACCAGATTCATATTATATTAATACTTTAAACCTATTAGCCGCCCGTGTTTCATATGACAAACTTAAACTACAATTGAAAGCTCCAGATAAAATGATAAAATATAACCTTGAACTTATAGAAAAAACAATAAACGGAATTGAAATATACAGGAAAAGTAAAGTAGCCGACTGGATTAAATTCGATGACTTCCTTAAAGATTACAAACAAAATAAAAATGTGCATTATAAATCTGAATTTGAATTGAGAAAAGTGATAAAGAAAGTGCTTGGTTTTTCAGTCAATCGAACCAAAGATAAAGATAGAAAAAACATTTATGAAATCAAGATTCAAAGAAAGAAATAGTGTCTAAAATTTTGTCTCAAAAAACACACTTGCTTTTTTACTTCCCTATATAGGAAACATAAAAAGCATCGTCGTTTTTTGAGACAAATGAATATACAATGAAAACAAGTGCCAACAATAGCCCAGACAAGATTATTCTGCTGGATGTGAATTATTCACAATGAAACCCCAAAAACCATTACAAATTTAAAAAAGTTAAGTGACGAAATTACGTGTAACCGACGAAAGCGTAAATCACTGATATATAAGTATATAACATATCTACCTAAAGTGTATATATTTAATAATCAATTAGTTAAGATTTCAAAAATCAACGTATATTGATGGATTTGCTATAAAAAAAGCGTTATTTCTTACAAAAAACACTACTTTTTTCAATAAATTATTTAATTGATTTATTTAGAAAAGCGGTAATTTTAGTTCAAAAAAAGGGGGCGGGGACATTTTTATATATAGGTTATAATTTAATTTTCATAATAATAAAAAACAATCCAATAAAATGGCGAGACCGAAAAAGATATTTGGTAAAGAAGCAAAGATATTGAAAGCGCAATTACTAAAAGAAATTGAAAAGAATATGGGCATATTATCAGTGTCTTTAAAAAAGATGAGAATTTCCAGATACTATTACGATTTATGGATGAGCGATGATCCAGAGTTCAACAAAGATGTAGAAGCGGTAAAAGAAATCACTTTAGATTTTGTAGAATCTAAATTATTGAAAAAAGTGGAGGAGGGCGATATGACAGGAATAATATTCTATCTGAAGTGTAAAGGAAAGAACAGAGGTTTCATTGAGAAACAATATATAGAACAAGAAACTACATTTGTGGCTCCACTTAAAATAAACGTTGTAGTTCCAACTGAGAAATTTATAATTGATATTGAAGAACAAAAAAAATTAAATTAAATTATGAAAATTAAATGTAAAGATTTTTTTGAAGATGTAAAAACTTATGAAGATTAGTTATATCTTCGCATAAATAAAATAAATAGAAATGATTACAAAGGAAAAACAAAAAGAATATAACAGACGAAAGTGTCTTAAAAATAAAGAACTGATAAAAGAAAAAAGTAAGTTATATTACGAAAAAAATAAAGAACTGATAAAAGAAAAAAGTAAGTTATATTACGAAAAAAATAAAGAAAAAATCTTAGATAAAGTAAGAGGTAAAAGAAATGATTATCATAAAGAATATAGGCTAAAAAATTATGAAAAAGAAGTTAATAGGAATAAACTTTATTGTGATGAGAATAGAGATTGGATAAATGAAAAAGATAGACAAAGGTATAAGGAAAATACTGAATATTATAAAGATAAAAGTAAAAAATACCAAAAAGAAAACCCACAACAAAGAAAGATTACACATAAAAATAGATTAAAAACAGATAATTTATATAGACTATCTACTTCAATTAGAAAAAGTATATGGTGTAGTATAAATAAAAAAGGTTATACTAAAAAATCGAGAACAAACGAAATACTTGGTTGTGATTTTGAATTATTTGAATTTTATATAAGATTACAATTAGAACCTTGGATGAGTTGGAACAACTATGGTAAATATAATGGAGAATTAAATTATGGTTGGGATTTGGATCATATTATTCCTATATCATCAGCAACAACTGAAGAAGAAGTAATTAAATTAAACCATTATACAAATTTCCAACCACTTTGCAGCAAAGTGAATAGAGACATTAAAAGAAATTTCCATCACAATTATTCACTAATATTGAAGGTGAAAATTTTAAATATGTTAAATATATCATAGTATAAATAAAAAAAATAAATAAAAATATGAAATTAGGAATTAAAGTAAGAGACAAAATTACAAAATTAGAAGGAATGCTAACAGGTAAAGTTACTTACCTAACTGGTTGCGATCAGTATTTAGTTCAGCCGCAAGGTGACGGTAAAACATATCCAGAATCTACTTGGATTGATGTGAATAGATTGATTAAAATTAAAGGTAAAAGATTAGTAATAAAAACAGACGTAGATAAAGGTTGTGATATTTCAGCACCAAAAAAATAATCAATTCAAATATGTCAAAACGATTAACATTTGAACCACTTCCTATTCAATATAAAGTATGGAAGTTACTATTTGATAATGAAACAACGCAGATACTTTTTGGTGGGGCAGCCCGTGTTTCAAAAAGTTACTTATTAGTTGCGTGGGCTACTATTTATTGTTTAGCATATCCAAATATTCACGGTGCGTTATGTCGTTCAAGATTGACATCGCTGAAAAAGACCACACTTCAAACATTGTTTGAATTTTTCAGACATCAAGATTTGAAAGAAGATCGTGATTTTGTATTTAATCGGGGCGACATGATTATAACTTTCAATAATGGTTCAAAATTATTCTTTATGGAACTGTATAACAATCCATCAGACCCTGATTTTACGCGAATCATGTCGATGTCGTTAACATTTGCGGGTGTTGACGAAGCATCTGAAATATCTGAAACTGCAATAAACATGGTACAGACACGATTAAGCCATATGTTAATAGAATATAACTTGAAGCCAAAACTATTGATTGTGAGTAACCCTAATAAGAACTGGTTATATTCTAAATACTATAAGCCATACGTAGAAGGGACACTTCCAAAATATAGGAAAGTTGTTCTTGGACTTCCAGATGATAATAAATTTGTGTCTAAAGATTACATAGCAAATCTTGAACAATTAGATACTGTAACAGTTCAAAGATTACGAT